AAGTTGAAAAAGTATTTCGTCATCATTATCATTGAAAGCTGTTCTTATAGCTTCATCACTTCTTAACATGTCTACACCGTCAGAAATGGCTCGCTGTTTTTTTCTAAATTTTGCATGTTCACTTATAGCTTCATCAATTTTTCCTGATTCAGTAAACTTTAATATAGTTTTAGCCATTTTGTTCAAAGCAAGTTTATTAAAATATAACTCTGCTTGACTAATCATATATTCACTATTTACATCAATGGCATACTCATCACTTATAGAAGTAAGTATATCTTCTATAATAAGTATATCTGCTTCTTTGAGTCTTTTTTGTTTTCTTTCAAATATGCTTTTAATATTCATTTGAGGAGCATCTTCAAATTTTCTATAAAATTCAAAGCACCATTCTAAAATCATTTGAGCGTATTGTTCTTCCATTAATTTTGGGTCTGCAAACTCATCTAAAGCTCTTAAAAATGGTTTTGATGTAATTGCACTAATTAACACTCTACGTGTTTCACTTATATCTATTTCTGTTTTCTTATACATATTTTCCTTGGTACATTTCTTAGTATTTATTTAATAATTTATGTATTAAACATATTAACAATATAATACATAAATTAATTAATGTCAACTAGTTATCTAAAACTTTTATCATCTTCTTTTGATATTATTACTCGTCTATCTTTTTAAAATCACGTCTAGGAAACTCCCATTTTCTACGCACAGGATTCCAACTAGAAATAGGCGTGAAAAAGCCGACAACACGTGTTAAACGTTCAATTATCTGTCCACCACATATAGGACACTTTTCACCAGTTGTGAACGTTGTGTGTGTATTCTCACACTTAGCATAAACAGCATTTTCAGCAAAATGTTCACAACCACTTTTAACAGCAAATCTAATAATTTTTCTATTCTGCTGAGTAGTTGGTTTTTCACCTAAATTAAAATGTACAATACCACCACCAGTGAACATCTTGTTATAACGACCATCAATTTCCATTCTTTCATATATAGTAGCATCTTCCCAAAGAGGAATAAACTGATTACTATATAATTCATATGGTACAGCATCTTCGCCAAATAACATTTTATCTACTTTAACTAAACGTACAGCCATTGTTTCTGCTGGTACTTGTTCAATGTTCATAGGTATTTTATATTTTTTAGACAATGAATTTACTTTATCGTTTATAAATACTAACAAATCTTCTATCGAAGATTCACCAAGAGTTGCAATAGTTTCAGGTATAGCAACTAAACCAATAGTACTAAACATTTTTTTCATTGTAATCCAACCTAAATCAAGAAACAATTGTAGTCCTGCATCTTTTAAACTAACTATTAAATGTCTATGACTTAATAATATTCTTGTAGCATCATCTAATCTTTTATCAAGAAGCTCATAAAAACCTTGCTTATTGTCTGTTTCTAAAGCAATTCTATTAGTGTGAACTAAACTTACTCTATGACTACCTAAGCTCAAAGCACTTCCACCAAATGAATTGACTTGACCACCTAATGCAAACATTTCAATATCACTGAGAAGTCTGCAACAGCTGGCGACTTTTGTTCCTTCACTTGTATATACATTGTATCTAAACATTTCCCTTGATGTTACATCGTTGAAAAAGTTTTCATCTACAATATTACCTTCTTTATCTTTAGTAAGATTTAGTGTTACAACTGGGAATCTATATGGCATACCATCTTCTAAAGGGTCACCTTTGTCAAAAAAGTCTAAAAATATATCTTGTAATTCTTTAATATAATCAAAGAAATAATCTTTGTCTATTTCTCCTTCTTCGGTATGTAAAATCCAACCCATATTATCTTCACTAAATAAAGCTTCTAATTTTGGTCTATCAAAAATAGATAAATTGGTAAAAGGACTTTCATTAGAAACTCTACTTAGGTGATTTACGCTGTGTACATGCATTTGCATTGCGTCCTCAACATCTTTACGTGTTTTTTTATCACATTCCAATTTGTCTAAGTATACGCCTTGTCTATTGATTAAAATAAAAGCTAAATCACTAAAGAATGAACCAACAGCAATAGCACCTGCTAAGTGATTACTCATTTGATGTATTGTTTCATTTAAACTTGCAACATAACTATTAATTTTATTAGGTGGTCCTGATTGAAGTTGACCAAACGGACGTCCCTCAAATACAATATGACTTGCATCAAAAGCCCAACAATAGGGGACGAGGATTTTACTAGAATCGTGAATAGGCAAACTATAATCATACATTAAACCACTAAGTCTTTTAGCCTCTTTTTTACCATAGTCGGTACACATTTGTCTATATAAAAAATCATAACCAATTGCTTTATGTGCAGGAGCAACTGCTTCAGATAAGATACCACTTATAGTTTTTTCATTCTTATTACCATTTGGGTCAATAGATGTATCGTTTAATTTATCTGATATTAAACTTTCGATAGATGAAACAAAATCAAAATTATTTTTGTTTAACCCATGTATTTCTAAAATTTTATTTTCTAATTCTTTATCTTCTATTCCATATTCGTTCTTTAATTGAATCCTTAATGTTTGTCTTACGTTTCTAAGCGTTCTCGTTGTATTTGCATCTTCATTAATCAAAATATATTCTCCCTCTATTCGATATTAGTTTGTTGTTTTTGTATATCTCTTGATTAGTACTTGCTAATTGGAAATAATCATCAGTTTTTTCAGATAGGATAAAAAGGTCTTCTCTGAATTTACCACACTTTACATATAATGATTCACTTACATATTTTTTGATAGATTTAAATTCATAACCAGTGTAAACACAAAAATCGTATTCTTTGTGTAGGTCATGTATTAACCTTTTAGTAAAACTTCTATTTTGTCTATGCAATGGGTCACCACCTTGTAATACAATTTTGTTGGTTCTAACTCTACTTGCAACTTCTTTTAAAGAAGCTACAAAATCATCATATTCCATTTCATCATATACCTTACCTACTAATTGCAATTCTTTATTTTGACAGTTTTTACAATTATGTTCACATCCACTAAAAAAGATTGTTAAACAATCACATTGACTTGGATAGTCTAAAAAAGAATGATTGTTTATTGACGGTTTTTTTCCATAAAATCTATCTATTACTTCCATTTCCACCAATTACTCCTCTTTGTTGTCTACTATTTAGTTTAGCAATGTTCATATTAGTTATATTATCCATGTCATCTTCGGAGATTCCACAAATAGCATCACGAATATATGCTTTAATATATTTTTTATCTGTTTCATCAAATACGCCCTTTTTATCTCTATATACTTTTTTAAATATTTCAGCTAATGGCATAGATAATTCTGTTTCAAAATTACTTTCATATATATCTTGTAAGTCAAGACTTAAATAAGTACAAATACTAGCACAATACCAAAGTACATCACCTAATTCTTTAATGATGTCTTCGCCATGAAATCGTTGCACTTCTCTTTCTAGTTCTTCTAATTCTCCTATTAGCCCAAATCCATTACAAATCATTTTGATACTATTAGCCCTTATATCAGTAACTGTTGCTTCATTTTGATATTTTCTTAATTTCAATTCATTCTCCTTTTTATAATATCACAGAACAATCCATGATTCTTATCGTATTTTTTATTTGTATTTATTTCATATCCCTCAACAAATAACCTATTCCTATCATCCTCATACAAACCAGGAAATTTAGTTAAATAAGTTTCAGGTTGACTAATATCACATAAGAATCCATCAACGTTTTCTTTAGTATAAGGATATTCATTTGTGTATCTAATCAAGTGTTTGTATAATTCTTCAGCTTCAATAGCAGGATGTTCTTTAATATATTTATAAATAAATTTACGCTTTTCACGTGAATCTTTATATATAATTCCAATTATTTCTTCGTATTCATTCTCATCAAAATACAAAGTCCCATTTATAATTTCACCTATTTTAGTAGATTTCCTATAGTTCATTATCATCCAATATGTTATAAGTGGATTTAATCCTAATATATCATTAACAGTTTTCATTTTTAAGTCCTTTAACAAAACTTTCTTTCCCTTGTATTTCTTCATTATCAATTACCTTTGTGAATTGTCTTGTTTTGTGGTCTAAATTATAAAGCAACCTTGATGATTCTATTGTATCCATTCCTACAAAATAAACTACATTTACTATTGGACTTTTTTGCCCAAATCTATTAAAACGAGAAATAACTTGTTCCATGTTATTATAATTCCAATCTAAATCAATAAAACAAACAGTATGACTACCAATTAAATCAAGACCTGTACCACAAGCAATAATGTTTCCACAAAATACTTTTATTCTGTCATCTGTATTGAATTTTGAACACATATCAAATCTAACTTTAGTAGGGGTACTACCATCTATTTTCATTGATACTTTTTTATATCTATCTACAAATTCATTTAAATGAGCTGTTGATTTAAAGAACAAGCCTATTTTTTCATCACTTAATAAAAAATTGTCAACATATTCAAATATAGCCTTCTTTTTTCCTTCATAAATAATATCTTTTAATATTCTAGGTTTTTGCAAATCATCTATTGAATCATCTTTTTTTGCTCTCTTGTATTCAGCATAATTGCTTATTTTAAGTGGCATTACATCTTGAATAACTTTAGTATCAAATCTACCTTTCATTTCATCTTTTACATCGCTTATTGTTCTGCGTATCATTATACTTTTTTTTAATCTTTTATATAAATCTTCTTCGTTTTTTGAACCACATGGTTTATTATACATTTCACTCATTATACAATACTGGTCTGTAAATAAAGCTTTACTATAAAACTGAAAATTATCAATACTACTTAATATAGGATATATTTCGATTGGATTATTTACAAAAGGAGTACCACTTAAAGTAATAAATCTATTTGCTTTCTTTGATACCTTTTTTACGCTTTTTGTTCTAATTGTATTTGAGTTTCTACACATATGAATTTCATCTGCTATTACTATGTCTAGTTTTTTTCTTTTTAATATTTCTACATGATATTGCAATATTTCATAATTAATTATATAAGTGCAGTTATCTTTTAATTCATTGGGTTTTTGACCACTTATTATTTGCGTATTTAATGTAGTCCATCTTTTTGCTTCAGCTTGCCATTTTTCTTTCATGTATGATGGACATATTACTAAATTATTTGTATTACCTTTATGTAATTCTAAAAATCTTAACGCTTGAGGAGTTTTGCCTAATCCCATTTTATCTGCTAGATAAGAAAATCCAGCTTCAAGCTGGTATAATCCTTGTATTTGAAAACCAAATAAATCTGTTTTTAACTCTTCTGGTATATAAACTTTTTTAATTTTTTGCCACATATAATATCTTAATGTTACATTTTGTCTTACATATTCAGGTATTTTATATTTTAATTGTTCAAATTGTTTCCAACAGTCATTATAATAATCCATAACATAAACACCTTGAGGTAGTCTTAATTTTGCATTAAGTTGCTTCATCCAACGTTTGAACGAACTATCTGTCCTACTTGTGTTGTGTATTATTAAACTATTTCCTTCTCTTGTTAGATGTCTTGCCATCTTCTTTCCTTGTTTTACTAGTATAGCATTTTATGCCTTGTTTATTTTTCTAATTTATTTAATTTCTCTTTAAAAGCTTCTATAAAAGGTTCTTTAATCCGTGAAATTATTAAAGAAACAAAATCACATCCATTGTCATAACACGTAATTGAATGTTTGTGTTCAACAATAATTCCTAATAAAATACTTCTTACTCTTATTATTATATATATATCTCTTTCAACATTAGTACTGTCAGCAAGAAGTACTTTAACAATATATTCATTGTCAAAATAAATAATAACTCTTTTTTCTATTTCCTTTAATTTTTCATCATATAAACTCATTTTTTTCTCTCCTTTTTTCTATAAATTTAAATCTTTCTTTAATTCATCTTTTTCTTTGTTTGTCATTTCACCAGGGTCTCCTTTGTCTAGCACAATATTTACTGCTTTACCACCCATAAGTTTAAACTCTTTACACAACTTTAAAGCTTGCTCTTGAGCATCAAATCCTTCATCATACATTACATAAATTTTATCAAATCTTTCACGTAAAAGAGCCAATTGTTCAGCTTTATATTTAATTCCAAATGTGGCACAACAATTATCACCTATTCTTATAGTATCAAAAACACCCTCAACAACAATAACTTCTTTATAGTAACAATTATCTAAATTATATAATAGAGTTTTATGAGGTATAATTTCATTTTCTGGCTTGCAAGTCATGTATCTTTCTTGTTTACCAGTAAAATCCCTACCAATATATGATATAATTTTGCTTTTATAATAAACTGGAATAATTATTCTATAAGAAAATAACCAATCACTATAAGTTAATGTACCACGTAAATCATATTTATTTATAATATAATCTACATCGTAATTTCTACCTTCTAAATATTTTCTGTGACCTATTTTTAATTCACTTCCTGGAACTTCTATTGTAGTATTGTTATATTCTTTTGTATTAAAATCACTGTAGTAATTGCTCAATATATCTTTATAATCTTTAAGTAAAACTGCTATGTCTTTTCGTGATTTGTCTGTTGATAAACATAATGCATCAAATACATTGTGTTCACCACACTTCCAACAGAAACATTTATTTCCATTTTGACTAAATCCTAAATGATTACTCGTATCATCACAATATGGACAACATACATTTATGAATCCATCAGCTACATTTTTACCACTGGTCCAATGTTCAATATTATTATCTTCAAAGAATCGTTGTATATCTATCAAATTTCATAAATCCTATATAAAGAAGTACGATTATTTATACATTTTACAAAATAACCTTCTTTTCTTAACTCTTTCAATTCTCTTAAAATAGTTGAACGCATTGGACTTCTACCATCGTTTAAAATATCAATTACCACACGTTTTAAATCATAGGAATAAATATTATATATTTCCCCACCTCCAACTACTGAAATTACTGCTTCTTTAATTGTCATTTCTTATCTCCTAATTTATAAGTTCTATAGCCTTTGTTTATAGTGTTACCAGTTTCTCTAGTAACTTCTATACTATTAACAGTAAATCCATTATCTTTCCAATATGTTATAACTTCCTTTAATATCTTTCCAATATTTCCAGCACCAAGAGATAAACAAGGAATTTGTTTACCTTTCTTAGCTTTTTGGTCAATATACTTTTTATCGTCAATATATGAAAAATCTGCATAATGTTTATAACAAGCAAGTTTTAATCTTCTAATCATTTTTTCGTTTGTGCAAATGCCGAAAACTAAAGTCTTATAACTGTAATATCCAAAAACAGAAACTACATCATAATTAGTTTTGTTATCTCTAATTAAGGTTTCAGAAACATACTCTTTATATTCTTCGTTATAATTAATTCCTTTATGTACAATGTGGTAGTCATTCCAAATTTCCATTAAGATTTTCCCCCTCTTCTTTTAAAAGAGTAATATCGTAATTTCCAAATATTAAAAATTCGTTGTGGTTTTCGCTAAACAATAAATCAGCTTCTATTTCTTCAAATATTATCCAAGCGTAGGAAGCTGTTTCTGTTATGATTTTTTTAATAGTTAGAACCGTTTTTTGTGTTAAATAATTGCTTAAATAATAAGCTTTTTGTGTAACTTTATCGCCAACTTTTAATTCTTTAAATTCCTTTTTATCCATTTTATATTTCCTTTTTTATTTATTTATCCAAATTTTCTTAATAAAAATCCTATAAAGCCAATATTTCTATCATCTATATTCAATGTTGCACCTATTTTTCTACTATCTCCCCATTTTTCAATATCAGCGTGACAATTTTCATTGTAATAATCAATAGGAATATTAAATTCTTCGCATGCAAGCAAAGCTTCCTCAAGTCCTTTCCCATATTCTCGCATAGTGTTTAATATAATTACCCAACCTTGCTTTCTCTTGTATCTAACATAAGCACTAACTAATTTATTTACTAAATTTTGACCA